ACAGTTCGCGCAGCACACGCGCTTGAAAAAGCAGCCTACGACTTTGCTCTCAATCCAATTCCACAAATTGTTTTATCATCCAATGGCGTACAGCTTCCAAAAGATCGCGTTGCTTCTCTCATCAATGCTTTCAAAAATAAAGCTTCAAAAGCTGTCACATTTTTGAATGCAGACATCAAGATGGACACCATTGGATATGATCCAAAGAATCTTCAAATGAATGAAGCTCGCAATTATCTTGCGCTTGAGCTTTGTCGTGCTATTGGCTTGCCGGCATGGTTCGCATCAGCGGATCCATCATCGATGACATATTCAAACGCTGTCAATCAGCGTCGTGATCTCATCGACTTTTCAATTCGTCCAATTCTCACAATTATCGAGCAGCGTTTATCTTTAACAGATTTCACGCCGGCTTCTCAATATGTGCGATATGACTTGGATGATTTCTTGCGTGGCAATCCTTACGAAAGAGCGCAAGTGTACGAAATTCTCAACCGCATCGGAGCGATGACGGTGGATGAAATCAGAATGGAAGAGGATCTAATCGGATGAAGCTAACAACTCCAATGACAATCACAGCTGCGGATTCAGAATCTCGCACAATCACCGGACGAATCGTGGCTTTTGAAGAGCCGGCGAATGCATCAACTGGAAAAGTCGTATTCGCTAAGGGATCTATTTCTCCGAAGCCGGTATTTCTTAACCTTGAACATGACCGTACACGCAGAATCGGTAAAGTGCTCGAGATGTCACTCGATGGAGATCAAGCCATCAATGCAACATTCAAAATTGCTTCAACAACAGCCGGAAACGATGCTTTGATTGAAGCGATGGATGGACTTCGCGATGGCTTCTCAATCGAGCTTGCTGTCGATGATTACATCAACGAAAAGGACGGCACAATGCGCGTCTTAGCCGGAGAGCTCACAGGCGTCGCGCTTGTATCAGAGCCCGCTGTCCGATCAGCCCGTGTCGCAGAAGTCGCAGCGACAGAAGGCGATGAAGATTCCGAATCCACAGAGGATGCGGATGCAACACCAACACCAACAACAGAAGGAGACGAAGTGTCAGAAAACACCGTCACAACAGCGGACGCCGTCGAGACGGTTGAAGCTGCACAGTCAGTCACCGCGTCAGTTAAGTCTGTCGCCTATACATCACCACGCATCGAAGTCACAGCAGCAAAGTACCTTGAAAATAAGGTTCAAGCAGCTCTCGGATCTGAAGATGCTCGTCAATACATCATGGCAGCGGACAACACCACAGACAATGCTGGTCTTGTACCTACTCGTCAGCTTGCTGAAGTCATCAACGGACTTTCAACAACAATCCGTCCATCAATCGATGCAATTTCACGCGGCACACTTCCAGATGCCGGCATGACATTCGAGATTCCAAAAATCACGGTTGCTCCAACAGTTGCAGAAACAGCTGAAGATGCAGCATTCTCTGAAACAGATCAGAATTCAGCATTTGTCTCTGTCGATGTTAAGAAGTTCGCTGGACAGCAAAAATTCAGCGTTGAGCTCCTAACACGCACTAGCCCACTTTTCTATGATGAGCTCTTGCGCAACATGGTTGCAGCGATGGCAAAGGCACAGAATGCGTATGTCAATGGTCGTCTCATCGCAGGTGCAACACTCGATGGCACAACAACAACAACTTATCCAACAGCTTCAGAGCTTCTTGGCGTAGTTGCTCGCGGATCTGCAAGCGTTTATGGCGCAACAGCTGGTCTTGCTAATCCATTCGCTCGTAACATGATCGTATCTACCGGACAATGGTCGAACATCATGGGCTTGAACGACGCAGGTCGTCCAATCTACACAGCAACAAACCCAATGAATGCAGCGGGTCAGGTTGCTCCAACATCACTTCTCGGAAATGTCGCAGGATTGAATCTCTATGTAGATCCAACAAATGCGGGCGATGGAGACGGCACAATTCTCGTTGTCAATCCAGATGCCTACACATGGTACGAATCACCTAGCTATCAGCTCCGCGCTGAATCAACAGCCGACGGTTCAATCACCGTGGGCGTTTATTCATTCGGTGCTTGTGCGACAAAGATCGCAGCTGGCGCATTCAAGAATAACAAGGCGTAATCCGCCACACTTAAACATCGGCTAGTTCGCTCCCGAGCTAGCCGAGCCGAAGAAGGGAAGAGCTCATGTCACTAGTCACTCCGACGCAGCTACGGGATGTCTTGCAAGTGAGCTCTTCTCTTTATTCAGACGCATATCTTCAAAAGGTGATTGACACTAGCGAGCTCACAATTCTTCCGCTTCTTGTCTCTTACTCTTCAGCTGTAACCAATCGCCGGATCGCTTCCAATGTCGCAACTTTGACGACCAATACTCCACACAATTACATCGTGGGATCTTCAGTTGTCGTCTCGAGCGTCGATGCGACATTCAATGGCACATTTACCGTCACAGCTGTGGGATCCGAATACGAATTTTCCTATGCAAAGACAAACGCTGACATCGCGATGAATGCGGTCATTCCGCATGGCACGACTTACCTTTCCGGATATGACGCAGCGACAATCTATGCATCAAATCCAGCTGTATATGAAGCCATCATGGTCGTATCAGTAGAAATCTTTCAATCAATCACAGCTGCCGGCGGACAGATTGAAGGCGTTGATTTTCAGCCTACACCGTACAGAATTGGTCGCAGCCTTTTGAACAGAGTCGTCGGAATTCTTGGCAAGTCACTTGACACCGGAGCGATGCTCGCATGACAGCTTCATCAATTGCCGTCAATATTCGCGGAGCACTTAAAACAGCACTTTCATCCGTCGCTGTCAATCCTTACGATTCAGTACCGGAGTCTCCACAAGTGCCATTCGCTGCCGTTGTGCCGAATACGCCCTATCTTGAGGCGAATCTCATTGGCACATCGACGCGTGTCAAAATTAATCTTGTCATCACAGTTGGAGTCGCCATGTATTCCAACGCAGCTTCTCTCGACAACATCGAGAAGCTTGTCATGAGCATTCTGGCGGTCATTCCGTCAGGTTACACAGTCGGGTCTGTGTCTAATCCAATCCCAATGACCCTTGCGAGCGGATCTGAAGTCCTAGCTTGTGAGATCGATATATCCACTCAATACACACAAACCAATTAGGAGCAAAAATGGCAACGACCGTCATTACAGGACGCGATCTCGCATTGACGATCGCTTCCAGCAGCTACGACGCACAGGTATCCACAGTCACACTTGAAGCAGACCATGTCATCGAGACTTATCAGACACTCGATGGTCGCGCTTACAAGGCGATCGACGATTCATGGATGCTCAATGTTGAAATGCTCGCGGACTGGGGCGCAAGCGGATCACTCTGCGAAGCACTTTGGACAGCGACAGAATCAGCACCCAACACGACTTTGGCAGCTTCATTGACAGCTGCGACTGGCGCGGTTTGGGCTTGCAATATCTTGCCTACATTCCCATCCGTAGGCGGATCAGCACCGGACGCACAGACAGTCTCTCTCTCATTTCAGGTCGTCGGTACACCTACCGAGACATTTAGCTAAAAGATAGGATATCGGGAGCATGATAAAAATCGGAATAACAATTGAATACTTTTCGGGTGAATCTGAATCGTTTATCGCTTCAAATCCGGAATTCGTAAAGTGGGAACGCAAGACCGGCTTGAAGGTCACACAGTTCGGCGACAATGTCGGACTCGATGATCTTCTTTTCTTAGCCTATAACGCAAAGAAAAGAGAGCAAGCCGGTCAAGCACTCAAACCTTATGAAATTTGGTGCGACACAGTCGATCAGATAAAAACGGATTCAATTGAACACCCAAAAGCTACGCCGTCGGAAGCCTAAATCGAATCCTAGTTGAACTCGCTATGGCAACAGGGATTCCGATGAAAGAGTGGGAGACGGCGGAGCAGATATACACGGCAATCGAGATTTTGGAGAAACGAAATGGCAACAAAGGCAGGTAGAGGCACTTTTGCCATAACTGTCGAACCAACTGAATTTCGCAATCTCATTGGCTTGCTTAATAAGCTCGACAAAGAATCTCAAGATGAAATCCGAAATGGCGCGCTTCCATTATCTCAACGCCTAGCCGGACAGCTTCTCATGTTTAGCCAATCGGCTCCATCGCCACAGACAAAGCTTGTCGCTCAAACCATTACAGCAAAGCGTGATCGATTGATTCGCGTTGATATTGGCGGATCAAAGAAAGTCGGTCGAAAGTACGGCGGAGAGCAATCGAAGTCCGGAAAAGGTAAAAAAGTCCGGCAGGATTCAGCACCAGCTGGCGCATTGCTATGGGGAACGGAATATGGATCTCATAAAGGCGTGGATTCACGCGGACGCGCATATACAGACAGATTCAAAGCTCCATCGAATAAACGAGGCTATTGGATCAATCCTGCCGTTGATTATTATGTGCCAATCGTCGCAAGAGAATATGCCGAGATGGTGCAGACCGTCGTGAAGAAATTGGGGCTTGATTAATGGCTGGAATTCCAAAAGTAAAGATTACTTTCGACGCTGATTTTGATGAATTAAAACGCGGAATTACTGGCGCAACCAATGAAGTCGAAGGATTCGGCTCGAAGATGGGTAAGTTCGGCAAAATTGCCGGTGCTGCTTTTGCAGCTGCCGGTGCAGCTGCGCTTGCTTATGCTGGCGTACTTCTCAAGCAAGGAGTCGAATCTGCCATTGCTGATGAAGCTGCTCAAGCAAAGCTTGCCACTACATTACAAAATGTTACCGGAGCTACCGACGCTCAAATCAAAGCCGTCGAAGATCAGATTCTCAAGACTTCACTTTTAACCGGAAAGACCGATGACGAGCTTCGCCCGAGCTTTGAACGCCTAGTTCGAGCCACAAAAG